CGTTACTATTAACAATGAAACATATGAACTGGACTGATGAACCTTACCACGGCATTGTGCGTAAAGGTTCGTAAGATGCAGAAAGCAATGCTTATTGATTTTCTATCCAGGTTCAAGGATGAACTTGACGATAGTATGAAAATTGAAGATGCTCTTGCCATGATTGCAAATAAGCATCCCGATGAAATTATTGAATATTCAGAGCGTGAGGAAGATTTCATTATTGTTACTACGATTTCTCTCGCTACAAATAAGATGTGGAATATAGAGGACTTTGACACTGTTCCTATTGGGGAAATGGATAAGATTTTCCAACAGTGTAAGGATGTTCTTGGTGGCGATGTGAACCGTTTTTTCAGAGGTTACGCGACGAATACACAGGAAGCGCCGAAGGAACTCAAGTTGAAGAAGAAGTAGGACAACTTTCTTTTTCAAATAATAAAGTAGCAGAAGTGCGTAAGAAACTCAAGGACGTAAATACTTACGCAATCTTCTAGAAGAAGATACCTATTACAAGAAAATAGCACGATGGAAACATGCATTGCGTAATGGGTCTGACGATGAAGATTTTGCAGACTTGTATTAATTGATGCTTTTGGTTGGTCATGGGATGATATAAACAATATTCCAGAACAAAAGTATCTTGCTATTTCTAAAATAATGTCCTTAAAGAATGCTGAAGAAGCAAAGCAGGCCAAGCGCCAAAAGAATAAGAAAAGGTGATATTGATGCAACTTGGAAATAATGACATTGTAATTTATGTTGGCGGTAATATTACTGACTTCCAGCAGAAGATGCACAGGCACAAGGTATTACCGCTACCACAAGTGCATCAATGGCTGCTACATTCAATCGTGCAATGAATGGTGTAAGCGAAACAATGCGAAGAACGGGTAACACCTGGTTGGTGCTGCTGGTGCTGCTTCGATTGGTGTTGTTTATCCCATTACACGCATTGCATCTACTATTTTTGATACAGGTAAGGAGTTTGATTTACTCTCACAGAAAACTGTATCAGTCTTTGACTTAATGGGTAGAAGTGTAAACGATGTAAGGGAAGATTTACAGCAGTTTGCGTATGATCTTGCCGGTAAAACAATGTTTACTGCAATGACATTATGGAGTCCATGTATGGCATGGCACAGGCAGGTATGCAGGTTGAAGATGTTTACGCTATAATGCCTGAAGTAATCAACCTTGCAACGGCACAGTCCACTGATCTTGATACTGCCTTCAAGATGGTGTTTGCTACTCTTTCTGCTTACAATATGGAAGCAACAGAAGCAACACGCGTTACACATGCTATTGCTGCTGCTGCTAGTGCATCAGTCCTTGATGTTGAAGATTTAACCTTTGCACTCAAATATATTAATCCTTCTTTTGCCGCTTTAGGATATAGCCTGGAAGAAGGACTTGCAATGGCCTCAATGCTCCGTGACTTATCGTTTACGGGTCAGAATGCAGGTAGGATTCTTCGAGATGCTTTCACTGATTTAATTGCACCTACAGCAGAAGCAGCAAGTATTATTCGTAAATATAATCTTTCTATCTATAAGAATNGTGATGAGTTAAACGGACTTGTCGCTGAATATNATAGTGCTGCTGAAGCACTTGAACNAATGAAGAGTAGCACATCTGCATCAAATGAAGAGATCCAGAAACACAAAGACTTCATGTTAGAATTAGAACGGCAGATGCAAGGTTTAGATACATCGTCTGAAAAATGGCAGAGTTTAAACAAAGCACTTAGTGAAGCGAGGTTTGCCGAAAAGGTAATGAAAAATGAAGTCAGGAAATCTAATTCTGAAATTGAAAAGCAGACTGCAAAAGTAAAAGCCCTTGAGAAACAGGTTAATTCTTTCTCAATAACGGGTGTAAAATCACCTACTGAAATCTTCGCCGAATTTAATCGTGCCATGTCAGAGGGTATGACTGAAGGTGAGTTTTCCACAATCTTTGGTAAACAGTCATACGCTGCCATGATCCAGATGTCAAAAGGACTCGAATCATACAGTGAACTTTTAGAGCAGATTACGTATGATGTTGATAAAGGTAGTGAGGCAACACGACAGGCAGACATTATTCTTCAATCAGCAGCATCACAATATGAAATTCTTACGGGTAATCTTGCTACAGTAGCAGCAGAGATTTATGGTTCTGTTGAACCTGCTCTTTATTCATTATTTACTTCATTAAATGCTAATCTTGATGGATTGAAAGAATTTTGTATAATGGTTGCACAGAATTTCATACCCATTGTGCAGAATATTGCTGATTATGTAATAGGGTTAATTAATTGGTTCAATGGACTGGATACAGGCACGAAAGAACTTATTGCAAAGATGACTGCAATGGGAATTGCATTTACTCTTATTACTGTTCCCCTGTTGTTGTTTTCCGGTATCCTCATGTGGACACTTTCACCTTTTGTAAAATTCATTGGTAAGATTGGACTTGCAGCAGAGCACATTGGTATCTTACGTGCAGGGATGGTTACATTCAATCCTGACGCTGTAATCTTTGGTAAAAATATAATGGATATCAAGGATTCAGTAGGAATGTTTGCATCCTCATTACTAAACATGAATGGTCCTTTAACCGTTGCTAAGAGTGGTATCGCAACATTTGTAGGGACATTCAAAACTCTTGGTGTTGGCGGTGCAGTTCAGAAGTTACTCTTAGGTGGACTTTCTGGTTTAAGCGGTGTTATTACAGGTGTGGGTGGAGCATTCACAGCCGCTATTCCCGCAATCATGGGCACTATTGCAGCATTATTATCCTTGATTGGTTGGATTGCTTTAATTGTGGCGGCAGTTACCGCACTCTGGTTTGCCTGGAAGAATAATTGGTTTGGAATCAGAGATATTACTGCCAATGCTATCGCGTTCATAATGGATCATATTAAAATTCTTACTGATTTTATTAGTGAGACGTTTGGTGTAATCTTTGATAGTGTTTCTAATTTAATTGATGCATTTATTAATGGTGATGTAAACAGACTGTTCAATGCTTTAGGTAGTCTTATTGGTGGAATCATCAGGTTAGTGGGTGGTTTACCGCTTAAGATGTTTGAAACTGGATTCCGTATGATCATTGATTTCTGTAAGGGAATCATTGATGCTGCACCAAATGTTGGTTCTTCACTTATTGAATGGATCTTAAACGGTGGAATCCAAGAGTTTATTGATAATGCAATCAAAGCGGCTGTAGAAGCAGGTGCAGCATTTATTAAGGGTTTTATTGATGGAATTACGGGTAAAGCACCTGATGTTAAGGAGAAGGCTAAAACCTGTAGGTAAGGCAGTTACAGAAGGCATAGATGATGGTGTAGAGTCCGGTTTACCCGATGTCTATAAAACAATGGAAGATGGTGCTGTAGAAAGTGCCAATATCTTTAAGAAGAAGTTTGATGAGTCTTTTGGTAAGTTAGACATGAAAAACATGTCTGATGATAATCAGATGCAGTTTAAGGCATTTGAAGTTACCAAAGATATAGTTGATTTATCTGATCTTTCAGATGAAGAGAAACAATTTGTTGGTGAAGTGCAGACCATCATTGAACAGAATGGTGGTGAAATCCCCGATAAACTGAAGAAAACCCTGGAAGCACAAGTAAAGGAATCTAAACCATTCTCTGTTTTCCATGAAGAATTTAGAAAAGAATTTGATCTAATTCTTTACGAATGGGCTGCTTTTGATGCTACCATTATGAATAAGATGAAAACGGGTTATAATCTTTCTAAACCGTTTATTAACTTTGATGATGGGTTACAAGACAGTGAGAAACAGTTGATTGGTTTCCTTGACTCTGTTGCATCTGAATCTGGTAAGTTACCTGAAGATTTACAAAATGCGTTAAACACTAAACTGAAGATGGAACAGCCGCTTGATGAATGGTGGACCGATTTCTACCAGAAGTGGAAGAATACAGAGAAATTAGTTGAAGAGAAAATAAATGAAGAACCTTTAACTATTAAAGTTGAACTTGAAATTATACCGAAAGAAGAAATTGAACCAGAAGTTGTAGAAGAAAAGAAAGAATATTCTAAAGAAGAATTAGAGCAAAAGGCAAGAGAAGCGTCTTTACTTTACAATAATAACTTTGCTGATGTTCTTACGGGTAATACAAGTGCAACTGGACTGAAAGCGATTATAAACGGTGAGATTGAAAAAACTGTAGAGGGTGCAGGTAAAGCGGGTAAAAATGCTGCAAAAGAGTTTGCAGATAATTTCACTAGTGGATTACGAGAAGAGGATATTGACAGACTGTTTATGGGGCCTGTTTCTTATGGTTTTGATAGTAATTACACCAATGCATCTGTAATTGATTCTGAAGATATAACCATTGATGCAACTGTCATACCCACCATTGATGAAGAAAAGAAAGAACAGGTAAAGGTTGAATCTAACACTGAAGGTAAAGCATTAGTTGAATCTTACAAGAAAGGTGTAGAAGAGAAGAAACCTGAACTTGACGCTACAGTAGATACAGTAAAATCATCAATCCTTGAAAAGTTGAATCTTGCAGAGAAGGCGTATGATCTTGGTTACACATTTGTTAATTCCTACACGAGTGGTATATTAGCGGCACTTCCCGCTCTACAATCTGCAATCAATCGGATGAATGGTATTCTGAACAGTGTAGAAGCACCACCTGTCAATGTTACGTATAATGTGTCTGCTGCAATGGTTGACTTCGAAGGTTTACCACAACTTCAGGGTAGCGGCACTACGAATAACTATGACATTGATGTAAACCTTAATAATGCAACAATTCGTAGTGAGCAGGACATAGATAAACTTGCAGATGCCGTGTATGAACGTATTAGTAGGAATGCGGGGTTAACAGCATGAAGGCAGTTCTCCGTGGACTACGTGATTATAATGTCAATTCCTACACGGTTACTCTGAAGAGCAATGAGAAGAAATACTGTGTTGTTACCATCTCTGCAAAAGACTACTACACGCTTCAGAGTGAGTCAGAGTTGATGTTGATTGTTGATGGGATGGAAATATTCACTGGCGTAATCAACAAAATCAATTTTGATTACCAGAATAACAAATACACTATTACCCTTGATGAACTTGCCTTACAAGTTGGCAATAGACTATGATTTATTNAAAAAANATGAGAGTTTTGACATCACTTACACCTCAACCACCTCTGACATCATCTTGTCAGAGATCCTTGCTAATACAGCGTTTACAGTGGGNTACGTGCCATCACAGACTATTGCTGAACTAAANGGTGACAAACTTAATTGCTACGAGTGGTTNCGNTTACTTGCTNATAATTGTGTNTGTGGNCTNGATGCNNANGGNAAGTATACTACTGATTGCTGNTAACATTGTCTCTGAACANACTGCNTGTGATGTGTGGACGGTAGGAAATGAGATTTNTATNGGTGTNAATGGTTGCACTCGTAGTAACAAANCAAGTCATACCTGGAACAAAAAAACATGCGACATANCCAATGCAATTATTGATATTCCAGAGATTGAAGTTAATGTTCATCCTGTGCAGAAGGTTATTGTAATNGGTAAGGATGGTGTTACTGGTGAGGCAAGTGTAGGCACTANTCCCACTATTGTTATTACAGATGATTCTTGTGCGGATGCAGCAGCATGTGAGAAACGTGCAAAAGATGAATTGAGTAAGCAGAATAAATTGCATCACTCACGATTAATGTTGATCCTGACTTGTTCTACTCAAAGGCGATTGAACTTGGTTGTCACGTTACTATAAGTGAACCTGCATTCATCGCTGGTACGTATGAGATTATTGAAATGGAAATTACTCAAGATAAGTGTAGTATTACCCTTGATAAACCAAAGAAACGATTAGAAACTATACTTGATGATTTGAAGCGTCGTGTGAATTTAATTGAGAGGTGGAGATAAATGTATATTGGAGATATTTATATTCCGTATGTATCGGAATTTTCAATAAATAAAACCACCAAAGATAGTAAAGAAACTAACTTCATCTCTGGCGATGCTGATCTTAATGAGACTGCACCGGAAACTGAAAGAACTTACTATAGCGGGTGTTGCAGCAGCATATGGAAATAAGACTTCTGATGATTATGCTGATGATCTTGAGGGCAGCATTGATTCGTAATTCTGCCTACAATATTGTCGAGTATAATAATAAGAAGGGGTTACTTTGTCCTTACTGATATCGATATACCTGACACAGTAGAGAATCAAAATGCGCGTGAGTTTACTGGAACAGGTAAGTTCCCTTCCTGCTGCTCGTTATGAGTGTTCTTACCGTGTAGAGACTGATTATGTTGAGAGTGATCTTGCAATTCAGTTCCCTCCAATCATCGCTCTTCCTACAGGTGCAACCAACGTTAGAATCAAATCACCCTGGGAGATAATGTTCATTGATGAGTGGTATGGAACTGTAGGTAATGAAGGTAAAATATCTATATTTAAACCATTTCCTATTTTTGATGCTGATAATTATGCTATAACATCCTACCAGGCACTAAAACGTTTATGGAGTCTGCCTACGGATGTTTTGTAACAGTCCTTGATGCACAGAATGAGAAAACAGAATGGACTACTACTGTAGGCCACAGATTTACCAAAGGGACGCTATAAGATTGTATTCCGCTTACAGGATTTGAATGTAACAGATGATATTGGTGTAACTGTAACAGGTAGTGTAAGTGGTGAACTGATTAATGAAACCTTTACTACGGGTGATACTCATTGGGTTACGATTGAAACATCAGAGTTTGAAGTTATTACGCATGAGACATTAACCGTAGACATCAAGAAACTGACTGATACTGCAAACACTATTAAAGTAAACTATGGATTCATTCTTCCTACTTATACTGCAAAAGTAGTATTTGAGAATGATACTGAAGTAGATTGTGGTAATGTCAAGGTGTTTGACACCAATGGTTCTACAAATGAATCTGAGTGGAAACAAGTGTTTAATTACAACCATGATTTCTCTACGGGGTATAGTAATTCAAAACTCATTCTTCCGTTGGCATGTGGATACAAATGAGGTTTGGGGTAATACAGGTGAATTAACCAATCTCATCAATAATCAGGTAGGAAGATTATATCCACGTGCATTTAAGAAACAATAATATCAGTTACATTGGTGAAGGAGATTCGTCCTGATCTAGTTGAGATTGAGTTCTCTCTGTTTGATGGTGAGTTAGATGCAGGTGCAACAGATTGTAGGGGAGATAGTTCTTGCTCGTTTCACTCCGTTGTTTGTTACTTTTGAATTAATTCGTAATGGAACATTTAAATGGGATTGGCATGTTGATTTCA